CCACAGAGTCATTCAGGACGATGAGAACGTTAAAAGCGTTGTAGAGAGATTCTACAAGGATTCACCTTACGTAAGAGATATGATAAATAATTAATAAGCAAGTTTTTAGGAGGAACTACAATGGCTCAATGGGGCAATACAGACGATGCTGCAAACTCGGTCCTATGGGCCACTGCACAAGTTAACTTACCTGCGAATACAGATAACCAGGCGAACCTGTTTGGTAACGTCACAGCCGGCGCTTTCATTGCTGGTGCAACTGTTGGTCAGTTCGGTGTTGACACTACAGAAATGGGTGTATCGAATGGTTCAATCGTTTCGTACACAATCACTTTCGCTGGATCGGGCTACTCAGCTAACGCAGCTGTAACCGTTTCGGGCAACGCCACATCGAACGCTACTGCAAGCGCAACTGGTCGTATTTCAGCAGTTAATGTTAACACAGCTGGTTCGGGCTATACAACTATCCCAACTGTAACAATTGCTGCACCTTCTGCAGTCACGTTCAATGCACTGAGCGCTGTCTCAAACACGAATGACACAATTGCAATCACCTCAGCTAACTCAAAGTTCCTTGTGAACGATAGAGTAACCTATACAGTTGCAACAGGTAATACTGCTGTTGGTGGTCTCACTTCAGGTGCAACCTACTTCATTCAAGCAGCTAACACAACTACCGTTAAGCTAGCTGCTACACAGGGTGGAGAAGCCATCGACCTTACAGCTTCTGTTTCAGAAACTGGTCACTCACTGACAGGTGAAACGGCAACTGCAGTTGCAGCTCTTTCGGGTGCTCGCCCAGCTGCGCATGCTGGTTGGGTTCTACGTACTGTCGGCACCGGTGGTCGTGCAGGTCGCGTTCAAGAAGAAACACTCGTTGCTATGGGTTCAATCGGCACAGACGCTGAAGATACCATCATGAAGGACGCCTAATAAATGTCGGATCGTGCTAAGAAGATTACAGAACTTACATCAATTGGCACGGCCAACACGTCGATCGCTAGCGGAGACCTCTTCATCATTGAGGATGTCTCCGCTAACACGACAAAGTCTGCTACATTATCCACACTTCGTAAAGCAGTCGTACAGGGACCATATGCTAATGACTCTGTCGCCAATACAAATGGTGTTGCTCTAGGTCAACTATACTACACCGGTGATGGGGACGTCAAAGTACGTATTGCATAATATATGATTGATATTGTTAATGATGAAAACTTTGTGGTTTATGCTGCCAAGCACTATGACAACCCACAATGTTTTGAGACAGAAGAGTTTCTTGACGATCTAAAACGGTTTAAGTACATTAAGCGTTTAATGAATCGATTCGAAGAGACGGGTGATTTGAAAGAGAGGCTTATTCTCAATCATATCCTCGTTCTGTATAACTTATTCGGTGACGCAGCTACAAAGATGTTGTTTGTGAAGCTCAAAGGTCACTACACGCTACTGAAACCGTTTCTTGTACTGATTAATAGAATGCCAGACACGATTAGAGGTGCATTTGATGCAACCACGGTCATATACAGTAGCGATATCGCAATGGACAATAAAGTAGTAGAGATTTTAAGGAAGATTTAATGGCTAAGGATCCAAGAGAATACGGCTACGAAGGTGAGATGGCAATGTCTCAGCTGAAGGCTATTCTGATGCACGCTAAGCAGCTGCACGACATGATGGAGCCAGATACGGATCTTCCTGAGTGGGTTCAATCGAAGATCACTCTTGCATACGACTACATTCAGACTGCAGCTGACTATATGTCAACTGAAATGACTGAAGAAGCTCCTGCCAACGTAACAGCTGGCGTTGCTAAAGTGGATCCGCTACTTGGTCAGAAGAAGAGAGTTCTCAAAAGATTTAAGGCTATGTAAATGCTTAGTATGATTCCTTTGCCATATAAATTACTAGCAGGCGCTGCTCTTATGGCCGGCGTCTTCTTTTATGGATACATGAAGGGATCTGCATACGCAGAAGCAGAGCTGGCTCGCTTTTCAGCAGAGAAGAGCGCGCAGATTGCTGAGCTGGAGAGAAAGAACTCTGAGATCTCTACAGAGGTTGTTACAGAGTATGTGGACAGAACAAATGTTATTAAGGAAAAAGAATATGTATACCGCGACATCGCTCAAAACACTGTTCCTTCTCAGTATGTTATGTCTAACGGCTGGGTGTACACGCACGACGTTAGTGCCACATCCGGTGATGCCGACCCCGCCAGAGCTTCTGATGCGACCCCTCAGGAGTTGCAGACAATACAGCCCTCGTCACCATCCTCTCCAACTACTCCAGATGCCAGCAAAACGCCGAGCAGCTCAGACAACTCCAGCAATGGATAATCCTGAATAAGGAAGCAGTTGATAAGGTGAATGCAGAGGCAGAGAAGAAAAAGTAATGGCAAAGACACTCGAGGATTTCCTCAAAGAAGAAGATGAAGCTCCAGACAGCCGCGATCAGCTGATCAACTTCATCGTACAGAATTTTTATAGGTTTATCAACAACCCATCGATGAAAGATGATAGGGCGTTGTTGATGTTAATCGCCGCTCTGGCTACTATTAGTGCGACTGAAGGCAATTCACCTCAGGCACTGCAGGCTGCTAGACGTCTGGCACAGAATGCATTATCACGCGGTTCAAAGATGAAGAAGGAAAAGTAAGATGTGGGAAAAGATTAAGAAGTGGTTCGGCTTCGCCGACCTCAATAAGGACGGTAAGGTGTCGGCAGAAGACCTAGAGCTCGCCAAGGCTCTCGCAGAGAAGAAGTATAGAGAAGCTAATGCTGAGATCAATAAGCTGGCTGATAAAGCTGAAGTAGCTGTTGCTCAGGCTGATGCGGTAGTCAAGAAGGTTAAGAAGGCTACCAAGAAGAAGTAATTGTGAATCCTTCGTTATGCTAAACTAAAGGAAAGCAAAATGAAGGGCATACTAGACTACGTCAAGGGCATCCTGGCTGATGGCAAGGGTGCACCATCATCAAAGAGAGTAATCTCTATTGTATTCGCAATCCTGATCGGGGTAGCTTTTGTTGCAAACCTAGGTTGGAACCTGGATGTTGATGACAACATCCTAGATGCAGTAATGCTGGTTGTAATCGCAGGTCTTGGTATCACAGGAATCGAAAAGTTCGCTCCTAAGTCAAAGGACCCAGAGGATCCGATTGCATAATGCAAGATTTTACTAGTCTCCAGAAAGATATAACTAAGATCAGCACGATTGTGGATCGCTTCGATGTGGCTATTGATAAGCTCACCGAAGTGTCCACATCGGTGTCGCAGCTTCTTGCTGTTCATGAAACAAAGATCACTGCACATGATGTGCTAACGAAGCAGACAGTGGAGCTAATGGAAAAGCGTAGAGTAGAAACAGACGACAAGATTCAGATCCTACATGAGCGTATCTCTTCTGGTGAACGTGAGATCAAGCAAAAGGTTGATGACCAATACGACGAGCTGATGAAAGAAATCAAAGAGATGAGAGCTGAATCAGTCTCCCAGCACAACTCTCTTTCAGACAGAATCACCACGATGGAAAAGTGGATGTGGATTGTTGTCGGTGGCGCGATCGTCGTTGGAGTTATTCTCGGCCAAGTCAATTTCCAGGCAATATTCAGTTGACATTATTGTAGATTCTTGTATACTCACTAAGTGATTCCTCGAAATACTAAAGGGTGAGTATGAATAGTATGTATTTGGATGAGGTGTTTCTGCGCCAAGTTTCATCCAAACTTGATAAGTTCAAGCAGACCTCTCCACATCATTTCAATGCCAGATGTCCTATCTGTGGTGACTCTAGGCGTAGTAAGTCCAAGGCCAGATGGCATGTCTTTCCGCATAGTCAGAAAGGCTTCTTGGTATGTAAGTGCTTTAACTGTGGCTACTCCAACTCGTTTAGTAACTTTCTGAAAGAGTTTGATATTGAGTCTCACAAGATGTACTTGATGGAGAAGTACAGGGAAGCTAACAACACGATTGCTGCTACCAAGGAAGAACAGTTTCAACAGCAGCTTCCTGTGTTCGATACAAGTCCGCTTAAGAAGCTAAAGAAGATCTCTCAGCTGGATATCAAGCATCCTGTGAGACAGTGGATTGTAGAGAAGAGACGTATCCCTGCAAAGTCTCATTACAAGCTGTTCTACTGCCCTAAGTTCAAGAACTGGGTGAACACTGTATACCCCGATAAGTTTGATAAAGAGTCGTTAGAGAATGATGAACCTAGGCTCGTGATCCCGCTGTTTGATGAAGACGGTGAGATGTTTGGCTTCCAGGGTAGATCGTTTGGTAAGTCCTCTGCTAAGTATATAACGATTATGCTCAGAGAAGACAAGGGTAGGATCTACGGTCTCGATACACTGAACAAGAACAAGACAGTGTTCTGCGTCGAAGGTCCTATCGATAGTTTGTTTCTCGATAACGGTATTGCAAGCTGTGGTGGTGACATCTTATCTGAGCTCGACTTCCTGGGTATGAATAACGAAGACATTGTGATTGTTTATGACAACGAACCTAGGAGCAAAGAGACTGTCAAGAAGATCGAGAAGGCTATTGAGGCAGGTAGAAGTGTCTGCATCTGGCCAGATAACCTAGAATACAAAGACATAAATGATATGGTAGTAGCAGGATACAGTCCCCGTACTGTACACAATATGATTGTCGATAATACGTTCAAGGGTCTAGAAGCAACACTAAGGATGACACAATGGAAGAAGTGCTAGAACGAGTCAACACCAAGGTCATGAAGGCTATCTTCAGTCTTCCAGAAGAGCCAATTACATGGGTGTGTTACAACAACGATATGATTGGATATTATGAAAACTTGATCCGTGAGGTAAAGGGGTCTGAGTTTTTTGATAAGTATGTTAAGGTAATATCAATCTCAGGTGAGAAGAACAACTCTAAGCTGTACTTCGATCCTACGCTGCACGATCTGATGGGGAACGGTTATGAATGAATTCGATGAAGATACAGCTCACGCTGTGAGATATGGTATGGCGCTGCAGAAGTCTCGCGCAGTGTTTGCGCAGACTGATTATGCATTGATCAAGCGCGCTCTGATTCACTTCGCTCAGAGTGGAACAGGACTTACCGACTCAGAGCACTCACAGATCGGCAATCTACTACATAGACTGGAAAGAATTGACAAATGACAGAACTTGTTGACAACGAGTTTGGCGTTGAGTATGAATATGTCACTGTACGCAAGCTCCGCATCTTCAGAGTAGGTAGGCAGTGGCTCGTTGAATATCAACGCGAGCCTCGCATCTGGGCATTCTGGGACTACTTCTGGTGGTATAATGATGGACAGTATGTTGAGTACTATGACGCTCTGGCTCGAGTCAACGACATCAAAGCAGATAGTTATGTTAAGATCGCCCGATTCCAGAAGGTGAAAACATTCGAGGTTTGACGTGAAAGTTATTATTGCAGGCACGCGCAGCGTGGATGATTACAAGTTAGTTGTTGACACTATACAGAAATCAGGCTATAACATAACAGAGGTAGTAAGTGGTTGTGCCACTGGCGTAGACCGTCTAGGGGAGCGCTGGGCAATTGCTAATAGCATTCCCATTAAGGAAATGCCGGCTGACTGGACACGTTTTGGTAAGTCAGCGGGCCCGCAGCGCAACAAGGCGATGGCTGATTATGCAGATGCTGCTATTGTAATCTGGGATGGTGAATCCCGCGGTACACGTAATATGATTGAAAATATGATTCGTAGAAAGAAGCCCTACCACATTGGTATGACATCTGCTACGTTGGAGGACTTTATATGAAAGCAAGTTATGATGAAGCCATTCTCGAAGGACGTAAAGCAGGTGGAGAGACGGTGAAGATTTTCCTATCTCATCACCAACAGAATTTAATCAATGATCTACAAACAAAGCATGATGATGAAATGCAGAAGCTTTTGAAAGGATTTGTGTACAGTGAAGGTTGTTAATAACACTGATAAATCTGTGGTCGTTCGTTGGAAAAAGAAGACTGTCGATCAGAGCGTAGGAATAACTCTAATTCAGTTATTCCCAAAAGGATCTGATCGTGAGACTGAGGTAGTAATAGAGAATGCACTCGATGATACGGTGTACATTCAGCATGTAGAGGATGATACGGGTGAGTGACATTCTACTCGGACAGTACTATCTCATCAAAGAAAAGATCGCTGCTCTAAAAGCAGAAGATATAATGAATGATCCCGGAAAGTTAGAACTGCTTAAGAAACTAGAGGACACTGTCGCACAACTATCTAAGTTGTATTCGATAAATGATGAAGAGTGGCAAAAAGACCACGATCGGAGTAAATATTAATGAGTGAAGTGAATCTTATCGGTATTACCAAGCCAAGTGCATACACCGAGTGTACGACTGCAAACGAGCTCGTGGCATGGGCAGCTCGAGTATCAAACCCATCCAATCAAAACAATACAGCAACAGCACCTAAGTTGGTTCAGTATCTAATCAAGAACCAGCACTGGTCACCACTGGAGATGGTCCATGTATCGATGGAAATTAAGACAACTCGCGACATCGCTCGTCAGATTCTTAGACACCGTTCTTTCAGTTTCCAGGAATACAGTCAGCGCTACGCTGATCCGACAAAGGATCTTGGATTCGTCACGCGAGAAGCAAGACTCCAAGACGCAAAGAACCGACAAAACTCGGTCGAACTGACTCCCGACGAAAATCGACTGGCCGAAGAGTGGAGTGTTATGCAGACACAGGCAATTAATGCATCACGAATGGCGTATCAGTGGGCGATCGATCGTGGTATTGCCAAGGAACAGGCTCGTGCAGTTCTACCTGAAGGTTGTACTGAATCGGTCATGATCATGTCGGGTTCACTTCGTTCCTGGGTTCACTACTGCAAGCTCCGTATGGATAAGGCCACACAGAAGGAACATCGTATCGTTGCCGAACAGTGTTGGGAGATCATCTGTCATCACTTCCCCGATGTAAAGAAGGCACTAGAAGATATTGCTGCCTGGGAAGAGTTTGAGAGAAAGCTGCCGTGAGGTATGTTACTGAAGTTCATGAGGATGTTTACGGGAACGCATATATAGTATTTCCCGATGAGATGATTAAAGAGTTAGACTGGACAGAAGGCGACACTCTTGTGTGGTCTTTTGACGAAGATGATAGACTGATTCTAAGAAAGAGGCAAGATGATTCAAGTAACGAAGCGTGATGGAACACGCGAACCACTAGACATTAATAAGTTCCATAAAGTTGCATTGCATGCCTGTGAAGGTCTATCTGGCGTTTCTGTATCCGATCTTGAAATCAAAACTCACATTCAGTTTTATGATAAGATTAAGTCATCAGACATTCAAGAGACCCTGATCAAGGCTGCCGCCGATCTGATCTCGGAGGAAGCACCCAACTATCAGTACGTTGCTGGTCGACTGATTAATTATCAACTTCGCAAGGAAGTCTATAGCCAATACGATCCGTATCCACTTGTAATCCATTACCAGCAAGTCCGTAATGATGGATACTACGATGCAGAGCTCGGTGAAAAGTATAGCCCAGAAGAATGGGAAGTATTAGACAACTACATCGACCACGAGCGCGACGATCTTCTGACGTATGCTGCCATGGAACAGTTCCGTGGTAAGTATCTGATCAAGAACCGAGTGACAGGTAAGTTCTACGAGACTCCTCAGATGGCTTTCATGCTGATCGCCATGACTCTCTTCCAAAACTATAAGAAAGATCGTATCAAGTGGGTAAAGGATCTCTATGATGCTATTAGTACATTCGACATCAGTCTTCCTACGCCAATCATGGCTGGGGTCAGGTCACCTCAGCGCCAGTTTAGTTCATGCGTCCTCATCGAAACTGATGACTCTCTGGATTCGATAAATGCAACAACTTCCGCAATCGTCAAGTACGTTAGCCAGAAAGCTGGAATTGGTATTGGTGGGGGCTCTATTAGGGCTATTGGATCTCCTATTCGCAATGGTGATGCTAGTCACACTGGTGTTATTCCTTTCTGGAAGCTGTTTCAATCTGCTGTTAAGTCTTGTAGCCAAGGTGGTGTCCGAGGTGGAGCAGCGACATGCTATTACCCCATTTGGCATCTCGAAGTGGAGGATCTTCTTGTCCTAAAGAACAACAAGGGCACCGAAGATAACCGCATTCGCCACCTGGACTATGGCGTTCAATTTAATAAGGTGATGTATGAAAGACTTTTGGCTGGAGGTAATATCACCCTCTTCTCACCTCATGATTGCCCGGATCTCTACGACGCGTTCTTTCGAGATGTTGATGCGTTCCGTACACTCTATGAGAAATATGAGAAGTCAACCAAAATCAGAAAAAAGACCATCCCTGCGATTGATCTCTTCTCAGCCTTCATGCAAGAGCGAAAGGACACAGGACGAATCTATCTGATGAACGTCGACCATGCCAATGACCATGGTTCGTTTGTTGTAGATAGAGCTCCTATCAAGATGTCCAACCTCTGCTGTGAGATTACACTACCCACTACACCACTAAAGGATATTCATGATGAGTCAGGCGAAATTAGCCTTTGCACGCTTGCTGCAATCAATTGGGGCAAGATTAGAAAGCCAGCAGATTTCGAAAAGCCATGCACCATTGCAGTACGCGCTCTGGATGCCCTACTGGACTATCAGGACTATCCTGTTAGAGCCGCTGCTATTGGTACTCGGAATCGTCGTCCTCTGGGCGTTGGTATCATTAATTTTGCTTATTGGCTGGCTCGTAATGACACCAATTATTCTGATCCAAACCTCGATCTGGTTCATGAGTATGCTGAAGCATGGAGTTACTATCTTATCAAGGCGTCCGTCGACCTTGCGGAAGAAGTAAGCGCCTGCCCGAAGTTTCTTGATACTAAGTATGGTAATGGCATCATGCCTATCGACACATACAAGAAGGATGTTGATGAGCTTGTAGCTCCCAACTACAAAATGGATTGGGATAACCTCGCCTTCAGAGCACATGAGAACGGTATTCGTAACTCTACTCTGATGGCTCTTATGCCTGCTGAGACGTCCGCTCAGATCAGTAACTCGACCAATGGTATTGAACCTCCTCGTGCTCTGATCTCAGTCAAGCAGTCGAAGGATGGTGTTATGAAGCAGGTTGTTCCTGAGCTCAAGAGGCTCAAGAACAAGTATGAACTTCTGTGGGACCAGCGTTCGCCTGAGGGATACCTCAAGATCATGGCAGTCCTACAGAAGTTCATCGACCAGGCGATCTCTGTTAACACATCGTACAACCCTCGGTTCTACGATGATGAAAAGATCCCCATGTCGGAAATGATTAAGCATCTCCTGATGCACTACAAGTATGGTGGCAAGACTCTGTATTACTTCAACACCCATGACGGTGCAGGAGAAATGGAGCTGCCTGATCTACAACCGGGTCAATCAAGCGAAGAGGATTGCGACGCGTGCAAGATTTAAGGCTAACCGAAAACAAGTTTAACCCAAACCCACACTGGGAAGTTCCACTCTCTAGTGCAAAAGCCCCAACGTATATTGTTCCCGATCTATTCGATCAAAACGGTTACGACCTGTGCTACATTGAACAGCTTTATGGGGTAGCAAACCACGATACGGATCTGATCAACAATCACAGACCACATAGAACGGCACTACGTCAGAAGTGGATGGATCAGCAATACAAGAAGGAGGGCGCGGTTCTAAACCACGCTCTTCTTTTTGAGCGTAAGGGCTATACAGGTCGAGCTCTCGAGCAACTCAAAGAATGGGCTGTGTCTCAACCCGCCTATTATAAGCTCGTGAACATCAAGCCTAAGTGGGGTCTTGACTTCTCTATGGACTATTATGATTCGGATGGCAACACCTTCGAGGTTCTCCACTGGGAGTATGATGGATTCGAGCTCGACGAAATAGCAGACAAGAAAGCTAAGATTGAAGAGCACCTCGTATCTATCGACTGGGATGATGCTGCTAAAGAGATTCTGAAAAGAAAAGATGAGTGGTATTCACTTGACTTTTTTGCTCAATCAGACTATAAGTGTAAGTACTTCGGCATAGGCTCTGAACGATGGAAGATGGTAGTATGGACTTGATTAGACTAGACACAGATATGTGGGACGATGCAGGAAAGACCTATAAGGTAATTGAATACTACAGGCGACCTGAATCGACAGCTGTCGAACTTAAACTCGAAGATATACATGGTAATAAATACGACCGCGTTGTCGCATTTCACCAGATCGAATGGCTAGACGATAGAGAGGTATAAATTGTCTGTATTCAGCACACATAACGAAAAGTCACATTTAGAGCGTAACTGCTTCTTTGATGAAGCCGTTGACGTTGCTCGTTATGATAAGGTAAAGTATCCTCAATTTGAAAAGCTAACTGAAAAACAACTTGGATTCTTCTGGCGTCCAGAAGAAGTGGACTTGTCGCGTGATGGAAAAGACTTCAAGGCTCTCACAGAGCACGAACAGCACATCTTTACGTCAAATCTCAAGAGGCAAATTCTTCTGGACTCTGTACAGGGACGAGCTCCCTCTCTGGCTTTCCTCCCTGTATGTTCGCTGCCTGAATTGGAAACCTGGATCCAGACTTGGACATTCTTTGAGACTATCCATTCCCGTTCGTACACACATATTATACGAAACGTGTATAGTGACCCCTCGAAGGTTTTTGACGAGATGCTTGCAGTTCCGGAGATTCTAGACTGCGCAGGCGACATCTCAAAGTACTATGATGAGCTAATCAAATGGAACAACCTGGCATATGACCCAGGTGAGTTCTACAGTGAGTATGAGCATAAGAAAGCTCTATGGCTGTGTCTCAACGCCGTTAATGCACTTGAAGGAGTTAGATTCTATGTCTCGTTCGCATGTAGCTGGGCTTTTGCGGAAGTTAAGAAGATGGAAGGCAATGCGAAAATTATCAAACTCATCGCTCGGGATGAGAATGTTCACCTTGCCTCAACTCAGCAGCTCCTCAAGATTCTACCGAAAGAGGATGAAGACTTTGCTCGCATACAGGAAGAGACACGATCTGAATGTATCGATATGTTTTACAAAGTGGTCGAGCAAGAAAAGGAGTGGGCACGTTACCTATTCAAGGAAGGTTCGATGATCGGGCTGAACGAAGAGCTGCTAAGCCAGTATGTTGACCACATTGCTGCTAAGCGTATGGGTGCTATTGGTTTGAATGGTAAGCCTGGTGCTAACCCGCTTCCATGGACTCAGAAGTGGATCTCTGGCGCAGAGGTTCAGGTAGCTCCACAGGAAACAGAGATTACTAGTTATGTCATTGGTGGTGTTAAGAAAGACGTCGACGAAAACACTTTCAAGGGATTCACACTATAATGGACTGGAAAACATGCCCCTCTTGCGAGGAAGAGTTTAAGATAGTAACAGAAAGTCTAATGTCACCCATCTTCTGTCCATACTGCGGAGAAGATCTAGAAGACGAACTAGACGAACTTTTTGACGACGAATTTGAAGACTGATAAATACGCTCTCTAAGAGGGAGCGTTGTTATGTGGCTATATGAAGGTAAACCATTTGATCCGCCAGCGGAAGCATATGGATTCATCTATCTGATTGAGAACACTCTCAATGGGAAAAAGTATATTGGCCGGAAGTATCTTACCAAGGCTGGATACAAACAAGTAAATGGTAAGCGTAAAAAGATCCGTAAGGAGTCCGATTGGTTGGACTACTATGGGTCTTCTCCTCAGCTTCAAAAGGATGTTGAAGAGTTCGGCAAAGATAACTTTACAAGGACGATCATTCGTGTTTGTAAATCAAGAGGCGAATGCAACTACTGGGAAGCTAAGTTAATTTTTCATTATGATGCGGTGTTGGATCCCAATTACTATAACACATGGGTCCAGTGCAAAATTCAACACTCACATGTAAAGAATTTACTAGTCGAAGGGATCCTATGAGTTGTCTAAGCTACTTGAACACAAGCACCTTATAGTACGTGCTGAACTGAACAATCCACCCAAGTGTACAACTTCCATTGATATATGGATGAAGAATCTAGTCGATTCAATCGGCATGAAGATTCTCATGGGTCCATATTCAGTGTACTCAGAGATGGTTGGTAATCAAGGGCTCACAGCCGTCACAATCATCGAGACATCACACATCGCTATGCACGTATGGGATGAGGTAGACCCTGCCCTGATGCAACTAGATGTATACACATGCTCTACTCTTAACGTCGACGATGTGTTCGAAGCAATTAAAGAATTCGAGCCAGTTAAGGTTGAGTATAAGTACATAGACAGAGAACATGACTTGACATTATTGTCAAAGGGTATTATACATTAATGAAGGAGTGAGCAATGCCCCATCCATCTAAGAACCGTCCTCGTAAGGGACGTCGTAAAATTGGTTCAACGAAGCGTAAAGCAAGAAGTGAACGTAAGAATAAGAAGTGAGGCTAGTTAATGGGTAAAAAGGTAAAGCGCAAAACCTACGTATCTAAAGGTGAGCGCAGATCAATTGTAGGTGGGGTGAAGGAAGCTAGACGAGATCGCTCGGAAGTATCCAAGGCCCTTAACAAGCTCGCAGCCTGGAGAAAGGGTCAGAATCCCTGGATCACTGTTCCAGGACCCTCAGCAAAAGAGCGCTTCATCCGTGTGCGCGCAAACAACCTGTGGGGCGATCCTAAGAAGATCTCAGCAGGCATTTTCAGTAAGGTAGGCACCGATGAGTAAAGCAATTATCTATACTAAAGAGAACTGTCCTTATTGCGTACAGGCAAAGAGCTTGTTTGCACTGAAGGGACAGGCTTACGAAGAAATGAAGATCGGCGTAGACCTTACGCGCGAAGAG